AATAATTATATCTTATTATTATATAATAATAAAAAAGTCAATTTTTATTAATTATTTGTGTTTTTGCTTTTTCAATTATTTTAGGATCTATATAACTATTCTTACATACATTTGGTGTATTATGTAATTTATTTGCTGTAAATTCTAATGCTTTTTTTATTGGGTTTTTACAATCAATTGATTTATTAAAAAAATTAATAAATAAATTATTAGCATTCCATGTTCTTAAATCTTTAGTAGTTATTTTAACTTTAAGTTTATTTTCTAAATATCTATTAACGTCGTTTGAATTTACACATGTATCTTTATATGAAAAAATATATTGATTATTAATATCTTCATTTTTTTCTTGTATATTTATTAGTTTATTTAATAAATAATTATATATATATTTATTATTACATATTGCTTTATTCTGTACTCCTTTTTTTCCTATAAAATCAAATATTATCAAATTTTTTTTATCTTCACATATACTTATATGTGAAAATTTTAATGTAGTTAATCCATGTGAATTATTTTCCTTTTCATATTTTTTATTACCAATTCTAAATCCACAAGATAATATTAATGTTATAATTATAGCTATTATTTTAATTTTTTCATTTGTAGATTTAATATCTTTAGCAACTGCATTTTTAATTTTTAAAAAATATTTTTCATAATCTTCTATTTTATCATATTTTTGGTTATTTTGTTTTTTTATATATTCACGATTGTATATAACTTGTTTTCTATTTTTACTATCATAACCATATGCTAATATTTTTTTATTATTAACAATTAATACATTTTGATAAGCTGGGGGTATTTTCATATTTTTAATTTTTTCCAATAATTTTACATCTGTTATTTCATCATCGTTTTTATAATATTTAAATCCACAAGTATAAGAGCCAATGCGTTTTATTTTCATTTGTTTTAACTATTATAAATAAAATATAATTATGCTGTTATAAAATGATATAAACATATGATAATATATGTAATCATAAATAGAATATATAATGGCACAACAAAAAAAAGCAGCTCCTACTACTCCTGTACCAGTACAAACACAACAACCCACATCCCAGCCTTCTCCAACAGAAGCAAAACAACAAGTTAAAAAAATTGTAGCAGCAAAAGTAACTATTGCTAAACCAGCTGTATTAAAAGATACTAAACTACCTAAAAATGTTGGTGTTGTGCCTGAGAATATTGAACAAGAGAATGTTCCTGCTAATACAGAAGAAACTCCTAAAGATAATCTTGTAAGCACTATTATCGATAAAGTAAACACTCTTTTTGTAAGTTTCAAGGAAGTTCAAGTTCTGCTAAAAGTTTTAAGCAAAGAATATGATAAGCAACAAAAAATTATCGAAAAAGCACAAAAGAAACGTCAAAATGCTAAAAATTCACCATCTGGTTTTGCTAAACCAAACAAAATTTCCAATGAATTGTGTGATTTTATTGGCGTTCCCCATGGAACTGAAAAATCACGCACTGATATTACCCGCTTTATCAATACTTATGTAAAAGAACATAATCTCAATAAACCAGAAAATAAACGATTTATTCTTCCCGATGATAAACTAAAAAAAATTCTAAATGTTGGTGATAAAGAAGATATTAATTATTTCATCCTACAAAAGTTAATTTCTCATCATTTCCCGCCATCTGCCAGCAAACAAGCTCAAGCAGCTACAGCTTAAAAAATTAAAATTTAATTACATTTTTTATTTTTTATTTATTTATATAAAAATTGATATAAATATATAATAATAATAATATATTAATAATATGGATTATTGCGATATGAATGCTGTTTCAGATTCCTCAAATTCTTTACTTAATATAACATTAACTAATAATGGAGGTGTATCATTAAAGACGACAAACAATATTATTGTAGATTATTTTATGTTATTTATGAGAGACTTAGATATTGATACAAATTACGATTATTTAGAGAAATGCTGGAAGAAAGATCCAATAAAAACTATTGCCATTATTTTTAATGGTCGTGATAGAGATAAGGGTAAAAAAGAAAAAAAAGTTTCAAATGATGCTATGTTATGGTTAAGAAAAAATAAATTTAATACATATGTTTTTAATATTAGAAAATATGTTGAAAAATATGGATGTTGGAAAGATCTTAATTATATTGCATATAAGTTAAAAAGTAAAGACCAAAATTATGAACTTAGATTATTTGCAGATAAATTAATGGAAGATAAAATAAATTTAGAGAATAATAAAAGTGTTTCTCTTTGTGCAAAATGGGCTTCAAGTGAAAACGATAAATATGATAAAAGAAGACAATATGCTAAGAAAATTTCGACAATTATCTATGGAAAAAATGATACCCGCAAAAGTACCATTGAGAAAACAAATTGATATTGTTGAATCAAAATTATGTGCTGAAATGTGGGGTGATATTGATTATGAAAAAGTTCCTTCTATTGCTTCTAATAAATTAAAAAAAACATTTCTTAAACATGATGAACAAAGATATATAAAATATCTTGAAGATGTAAAAAACAATAAAAAAAAAATTAATGTTAAAGGTATTCTTCCTCACGAGTTAGTTGCTAATTATATTAAAGATGCTAATGGTAATATTGTAAACATTGATAATATTGTAGAATGTGAAACTACAGAACTTCAGTGGAGAACAATAGTAGAAAATGTTAAGAAGTCAGGAAATTTAAACAATTCTATCTCTATTATAGATCTTTCTGGATCTATGTTTAATGCGGCGAATGGAAGCATTCCAGCACAAGTAGCAATTGCTTTAGGCATCATTACTTCTGTATGTTGCCAAGGACAATTTAATAATAAGCTAATTACATTTAGTGAAGAACCTGAAATAATTAAATTGCCTAATGTAGAAAATGACATTCCTAAGCTTTTAGATTGTATTAAAATTATATTTAAAACAGATTATGGATTTAGTACAGATTTTGTTAAATGTAATAATTTAATTATTAATTATGCTAATTTGTTTAATGTACCTAAAGAAAATATGCCTAAGAAAATGTTTGTATTTACAGATATGCAGTTTAATAAAGCTTCTAATGATTCTCCTAATATTGATACAATATATAAAAGTATAATTAATAAATATAATGAAAACAATTACGATACACCTAAGTTTATATTCTGGAATCTTAATTCAGATAGCCGTGAAGTATTTCCTGTAAATTGTGATACAGAAGGAACAGCAATTATTTCCGGATTTTCAGAACAACTTCTAAAAATATTTATGCTCTATGATGATTTTAAGCCAGAAATAGTAATAAATGAAATTTTAGAACCATATATGAAAGATGTAATTATTGGCGATGATTAATGTATTATTAATAATTGTCTCAAATGAATATGGTAATAATTTATATATTATATATAGTTTTATTTTTTATTTTAAATCATTTTATACATATATTATAAAAAATGATTATTTTTCTATTATAATGTTAATTTACAAAGTCTAAAAGAACCTTAGATACTATGAACTTTACTGATAATGATTATTTTACAATTATTATTAAGTATTTTCAAGGCTATTGCGAACTTAAAAAGTTGAGTGAGATAAATAAGTCTTCTAATCTCTTTATTAAAAACAATACAAAATTCAGAAGTATAGTGAGAGATAAAAAAAATAAGTACAATTGTGATATGTTAAAATGTTATTTAATTAAAAAATATAAGTATGAGATTAATAATGATTATAAGAAAATACTAAATAAGGTTAGGAAAAGTACAAAAAACTTCAGAACTCTAACAGATAATGAAAGTTTGTATATTACATATAAAATAAATGCGTATATATATACCAATTTAATGAATAAAAGATGCTTATCTTATTTAGAAGATATTATTTCATATTATTTTAATGAAAGAAATAAAAATAATTGGTCAAATAAAGATATCCATAAGACATCAATACTAATATCAAACAATTTATATAATATAATATTATCTATTGATAATAATTATAAATTAAAAAATGAAAATATTTTATTATGGATATTAACAAATAGAAAATAGATTATTTAATTAGAATAAGCTAAACCACCCATACCGGATAATATTCTAAGAACGTTGTAATTTACAGCAAATATGTGTATAGAACCTTCAATTTTAGAAGATAATGATAGAACAGCAGTATCAATACGAGACATATTTAAAGTTCCACTTGGTTGATGTTCTTCAGGTTTAATAGCAAAGGAATATACATTTATACCTTTGTGGTAATCATCAGGAGTATTTTCATGATGTTGATAAGGTTGTACTAAAGAGAAATAATCTCCTCTTCTTTGCGAAAAGCGATCATTACCGTTAAGCATTATTTTAGCTTGCATAACAGGATTTACAGAAGCAATATAATCATTTGGAGATGATGTAGTAGATAATGCTTCTGCTGTTGAAAAGTTATTCCAATAAACATTGGTATCAGTTGTTTTTCTAATAGCCCATATAAGTTCTTTACATGGGTGATTGAAATTCATGCGCATACTTTTCATACCATCTTCATTAGCAGAAGCTGTAATATTGTCAGTTCCTGTAAATTGAAGTTGTTCTATTAAATATTCATGAGATAATTGAGCAAATCTTCTGCGTTCATCGGTATCTAAGAATATATAATCAACCCATAATTTTGGAGAATCAAGAGTTATATTAGGTCCGGTATAAGTATTATTTTTTACAGTAGGTGCTTCAAAAGTAGAATTTTTTGTTCCTACGTCAATTAAATTTGATTGTGATTCATATTCTACATTAATTTTTACTTCATGATATTGTAAAGCTATTAAAGGTAAAGCAAGACCTACATTGCGGCAAAACCAGAATTCGAGGGGTACATATAATTCATATGATTTTGATGTTTCAAGTAAAGTACAAGTATTTTCTTTGTTTGCTCCAATCATTTTATAATAACCCTCGCGTTTGCCAAAAGGTAAAGATAATTCATTCCATATATATAACCATTCCGAATAATGTTTGTCTATACGTTGGCCGCCTATTTCAAGTTCAATGGTTTTTAATAATTTTTGTCCAAAATTTGGAACTAAAGCTACACTTGAGGTAGAATTATTTTTAATTTTTCCATAGAAGTAAACACGATGTATTAAATCTCCATTGCGAGTTAACTGGAAAGTAGCACGAGAACCAAGTGAATTGCTTCCTGTAGCTGTTTGTTCTATAGCTTCAATAGCGAAGTTAGTATGACGACGATAAACTACTTTGAAAAAGGTAATTTGAGGATTACCAGTTAAATAAACATCCTGGGCACCATAAGCAACTAATTGAAGAAGACCACCACCCATTTACGCTATATTCTTTATACTATTAGAGGAGAAAAAAAAAAGGAATATTATAGCATTTAACAACATTTATTTATAAATTTAGTAATCTAATAAATTATTTAATTAGAATAAGCTAAACCACCCATACCCGATAATATACGAAGAACGTTATAATTAACCGCATATACATTGAGATTTTTGGCAAAAGTTGTAGTAGCAAAGGTATTATCTAATTCTAAATTTAGAACAGCAGTATCAATACGAGACATGTTTAGTGTGCCACTCGGTTGATGTTCTTCGGGTTTTAAGGCGAATGAATAAACATTTATTCCGGGATTAGATGGAATATTTTCGTGATGTTGATAAGGTTGGATTAAGTTAAAGTAAGAACCAGGTCTTGATGAAAAACGATCATTGCCATTTAATACAAGTTTAGCACTTTCAATAGGGTTTGTAGAAGTTATAGCATTGGTAGGTTTATATAGTTCAGTATTACCAGCGGCATAGCTGTTAACTTCGGTAGAATAGTTAACCCAATTTTTATTTTTAACAATTTGATTAGTGTCAAAATCTGAAGAACAAAACCATACTAATTCTTTGCAGGGATGATTGAAAGATAATTTAGGTTTCATGCTTTTTGCTGATATAGTTTCAGAACCAGTAAATTGAAGTTGTTCTATTAAATATTCATGTGATAATTGAGCAAATCTTCTGCGTTCATCGGTGTCTAAGAATATATAATCTACCCATAAGTTCACTGATGATAAATCAGCAATAGCAGTTGCTGATCCTTGGCATTTAATTTTATCTTCAAATAAAATATTAATTTTAACTTCATGATATTGAAGAGCAATTAAAGGAAGTGCTAAACCAACATTGCGGCAAAACCAGAATTCTAATGGTATATATAAATTAGCTTTAGTAAGTGCTGCAAGTTTATTATTAGCCCCTACCATAGTTTTGTAAGCTTCTTTTTTAGGATGAGGTAATGAAAGTTCATTCCATACATACATCCAGTGTGAATAGTGTTTATCTATCTTTTGACCACCTATTTCAATTTCAACATAGTTTATTAAACGAAGACCAAAATAAGGACATACTGGTTCAGTTGAACTATAATCAATTATTGATAAATATACACGATGTATTAAATCACCGTTTCTTGATATTTGGCAAGTTACGCGATTACCAAAAGTAGGAGTTCCGTTGAATGTTTGTTGAATGGCTTCAATAGCGAAGTTAGTATGACGACGATAAACTACTTTGAAAAAGGTAATTTGAGGATTACCAGTTAAATAAACATCCTGGGCACCATAAGCAACTAATTGAAGAAGACCACCACCCATTTACGCTATATTCTTTATACTATTAGAGGAGAAAAAAAAAAGGAATATATATAACACATTTATTAAATTAATTAGAATAAGCTAAACCACCCATTCCGGATAATATACGTAATACGTTATAGTTAACAGCATATATATTAATGCCATCATATGTATAATTGGCAGATGTTCCAGGGTCTTCAGCTTCAATCATTAGAGTTGCTGTATCAATACGAGACATATTTAAAGTTCCACTTGGTTGATGTTCTTCTGGTTTTAAGGCAAAAGAATATACATTGATGGGGTTATTAACAGGTACATTAGTGTGATGTTGATAAGGTTGTACGTGAGTGAAATATAATCCTTCTCTAACAGCAAAACGATCATTGCCATTTAATTGTAAAATAGCACTTTTTAAGGGATTTTTATAAACTTCAGGATCAACTTGGTATATAATATTGCTTGTTCTAGATAAATCAAGGTCATCAGTTACAGCAGCATCTACAAAATTATAATCATACCATCTGTCTTTTTTGAAAGCTCCTTTGCTTTTAGCAACCCAAATTAATTCTTTACAAGGATGATTGAAGTTTAATTTAATTCTATTAGTTCCTTTATTAAGAGTTTCTGAACCTGTAAATTGTAATTGCTCAATTAAATATTCATGTGATAATTGAGCAAATCTTCTGCGTTCATCAGTATCTAAGAATATGTAATCAACCCATAAAGAAGCATTAGTTATATTAGCAATATTAGCAATAGTAGTACCAGATAAACAGCAATTAACTTTTGTTTCAAATTCTATTTTAACTTTAACTTCGTGATATTGTAGAGCTATTAAAGGTAATGATAGACCTACATTGCGGCAAAACCAAAATTCTAATGGTATATATAGCGTACTATCTCTTGTTGATAATATATCTTTATCAGCGCCTACCATAGTTTCATAAGCATATCTTTTGCCAACAGGTAAAGATAATTCATTCCATATGTATAACCAATCAGAATAATGTTTATCTATTTGTTGACCACCTATTTCAATAACAACAGATTTAATTAATCGAAGACCTAAGAAGTTAACATATGAGTCTGCAGCAGTAGTGCCAATTCTTTTTGGTACGGAAACTTGTAAATACATGCGGTTAATTAAATCGCCATTGCGTGATATTTGACAAGTTACAGTATTTCCATATCCTACATTTCCGTTAAAAGTTTGTTGAATAGCTTCCATAGCGAAGTTAGTATGACGACGATAAACTACTTTGAAAAAGGTAATTTGAGGATTACCAGTTAAATAAACATCCTGGGCACCATAAGCAACTAATTGAAGAAGACCACCACCCATTTACGCTATATTCTTTATACTATTAGAGGAGAAAAAAATATAGATTATATAACACAACTTAAATTTAACTTAATTTTATTTATATATAAACCTTAATATTTATAATTCAAATATAATGATGTTTAAAGAGAAGTCATCAAAAAAAAAGGTATCAGCTGATATAAATGAAACATTTACATTAGATGCTATGCATAATAATATAATAAAAGACTTCGAAAAAAGCGATAAAGAAAAATTATATTATAATAATAAACTTAATATATGCTTAGACAAGAAAAATAATATATTAAATATAATTAATAATACAAAAGACAAGGAATTAAATACAAAATTATGGTTTAGCAATATAGAGTTGAGCGAAGAAATATTAGATATTAAATCAAAATTAAACGAATTAAACAAGTTAGATGAAATTGAATATTATAAAAATACAAGTGATATATTATTTCAATATTATGATACAATAAGCAAACAATCAGATATTAATCAACATACAAATTATTTAAAAGATTCTAATAATAAATCAAAAATATATAAAAAGGATAGCAAAAAAAAATGTATAAATGTTAATACAAAAAATATCTTAGAGGCATTAAATAATATAAATGATAAAAAGAATGAT